CTAAAGATAAGTACAATTCAAGAAAAGAAACAATTCCCTTATAGCTCAGTCGGTAGAGCAGTTGACTGTTAATCAATTGGTCGGAGGTTCAAGTCCTTCTAAGGGAGCCAAATTCAATGTAAGACACCATATTGAAGCACATTTCTTTAAGGTTGTAAGCACTCTAGCTTAGCGACAGGCAATGCTAATACTCAACCAGCCTGAATGAGTGTGTTATGTGCTTCAATATGGTGTCTTTGTCTCTCAAGTGTTACGGCAGCACAAGGGCCTCCAAAGCCTTTAGCCGGGGTTCGACTCCCTGGAGGGACGCCAAAATATCACCGGGACTATAGCTCAATCGGTTAGAGCAAAGGACTTTAGGAATAAATACATTTATGTTAAAATGTAATTATTGTAACCGTGATGAAAAATCAGCCAACAGTAAGGTTCAACACGAACTATATTGTAAATCCAATCCTGATGCCAAAGTTAAAAAAGCATCGATGGGGATGTTAGGTAAACAGGGAGTAAATCCCTACCACAAGAGAAAGCCAAGAACAGTTACTGAAGAGGGTAAAGCAGCTATACGTCAAGCAAATGAAAATAGAGCATGGACTGATGAGCAAAGAGAAAAACATTCAGTTAGTATGAAGTTGGCAGTACAGAATAACCCCGAATCATATACCTCCTCTAATAGAGGAAGAACTAAACAGATTATTTATGACGGTGTAAAGTTTCAAGGAAACTGGGAACTTGACTTTTATAAATGGTGTAAAGAACATAATGTGAATTGTGTGCGTTACGCAGGAAAAGGTTTCAAATACGAATGGAATGGAATAAGAACTTATTTTCCGGATTTCTATTTACCAGATAAAAACATATATGTAGAAGTCAAAGGATATAAAACTGAACGAGATGCAGCTAAATGGGATCAATTCCCAGAACAGTTGCTAAAAATTCTGAAGGATGATATAATAGAGATACGACACAATTCATTTGTGTTATAGAACATCGGGACTAACGCCGTATTGGTTGCAGGCACCGCCCTCATAAGGCGGAGACGAAAGTCCATTGTCGGTTCGAATCCGACTGGTCCCACCAACTCTTCCTCTCACACACGGGATAAGATGGATAAGATAAAGTGTGTGGTGTGCGGGATTAGTTTAATGGTAAAACAGCAGATTTCCAATCTTCGGTCATCAGTTCGATTCTGATATCCCGCTCCATAATATTTGACTATTATTCGTGTATGATGTAAAATAGCTTTTGTAAGAAATTAATTGCTCCGATGGTGAAATAGGTAAACACAAGAGACTTGAGAGTAAAATTTGAGTGCCCTGAGGGAAATCTCAGGAGTAGAACCCGTCAAATTCGGTGAAGGCTGTAAAATGCTAATACCGAGCGAAGCTTAGTGAGAAATCACTTTGAACGTGTAGAGACTAGACGGCGGGCATCTAAGGTAGTAATACTATGATGAAGGTATAGTCCAGACCACCAAACCGAAAGGGTAGTGAAAACTATAGTGGTAAGAAAATCTCTCGCCGTAAGGCTTCCCGGTTCGATTCCGGGTCGGAGCACCATAGTTTTACAATTTGGAGAGCGGGCTGTGTGGCAAAGGCAGCACCCTGCTAAGGTGTAGGACGGTGATGAGCCGTTCGCAGGGTTCGATTCCCTGGCTCTCCGCCAAAATTAATGTGGGTGTGCGCTGAATGGTTAGGCACCTGATTGCAAATCAGTATAATGCAGGTTCAAGCCCTGTCACCCACTCCACTCAGACATTTGAATCAATGAATAAGTGATTCAAATTAATTTCAGCTTTTAATCTGATTAGTAAAGTAATACGTGGTAGAGGATTTATGTTAATAACACTATGCACTTCTTTAACATTGATCACGTGCGGGGTAGTCATTTCTAACTTGTCCACTACGATACAATCTTTTGGTTGGTACTTATAATAAGTCTGTACTTTTTCATTACACGCAACATACGATTCATTCGTTGGTTCCACTGTTGTTTTGTAAAACACAACGAAACTACGTTCACCGTTTAATATTGGAATATTAAAACTATAGGTACTTGTACCGGTATCAATATGTATGGGTGAAGTAGAAGATCCTTGCGTAATATTAAAGGCAATTGAATGTAATTGATCAGTCCATTCCAACCTATCTAGCTCTTGTTTTAACTCTGCTATTTGTAAAAATTGTCGGACATTGTCAGGAATATAAAAAAGATTAGATATGCCAAGATGTTCAGTTGGAAATAATGCAAACACCTGTTTTTGTATTGCATCTAGTTGTCCGATTTGAATAGGTGAATAGTATCTCATTGTGTTGTATTATCTAACGTACGGGCCCCAGGCGTGACCAATTAAAGAATATCGGACCCCTTGACTAATAGTAGTCACGTTATGAACGTAATGCGAGGGGAAAAATATTGCGGTACATTGCTGTCTAGAACAACGGTAGTCACCCACAAATAAATCACCACCTTCATATGCCTCATCCGCTGATAGCTGTAGTATTACATTTAGTTTCCTATCTAGGGCGTGATAAATGCTGCTGTATGAATCAGTATGATATCCAAATCCATCTCCCTCTGAGTATGCTTTCAGTTCATATGGTTCAATAAAACTGACATTTGCTTGCGATGAAATTATGTAATCTCCCCACAATGGATCTAATAGGTCATAAATCGCAAGTTCGGTATTAAATAATAAACAAGTGGAAAATGAAGCCTCACATCTTTCTGGAGTTTTACTACCTCGACGATGGACTCCTGAGGAGGGTTGCAATATGTGTGCTATTAATTCATTGGCTACTGTAACTGAGATTGCATTTTGTATTTCAACTACTGCACGTGAATAATCTATTGTGATTTCTGGTTTAGGCTGTACAGGTAAAAATCTCATTGAGTATTTAGTATGATACACAAAATAAAGTTTAAATCACTTGACATTTAATGTCAAGTGTAGTACAATGTGTTTATGTTGAGAAATCAGCAGCGTTCTTTAATAAGTTAGAAACAAATTTTGCACCGTTAGCATAGCTGGCCTAATGCGCTACCCTGTCACGGTAGAGATCAGGGGTTCAAATCCCCTACGGTGCGCCAAGTAAGTAATGAATGCCCTGGTGGCGAAATTGGTAGACGCACCAGATTTAGGTTCTGGCGCCGAAAGGCGTGTCGGTTCGAGTCCGACCTAGGGCACCAAACAAATTAAAAGCCTGTTTAGCTCAATCGGGAGAGCATTTTCTTGGGCTATGAGATAAATAATACAAAGAGGTATTATATGTCTTCAAAATATCAAATAATGTGTTCTTGTATTAAGTGTAAGCAAGAAACAACAACTAGTCAACTGTCTAGAAGTCACGGGGGGAAATGCCCTGGTGCAAAAACTCAAACAAGATTTCCGAACAATTTCGGAAGAACAGCTTGGAACAAAGACCTTAAAGGAGATGAGAGATGTTCACGCAAAGGGATCAATGTTGGTAGAACATTGACGGAACAACAAAAAAATCATCTATCAAGTATTGCCAAAGCACGAGGCTTAGGTGGCTATCAGCCTAATGCGGGTAGAAGTAAGAAGTTTTATGTTCCGGATTCATTCGGTAAAGAAGTATGTCTTCAAAGTACATTTGAATTAAAATGTAGTCAATTACTAAATGACTTACAAATTCACTGGATTAGACCTACTGCATTGAAATACGATAACAGGAATTATTTCGCGGATTTTTATCTTCCGAAATATGATCTGTACCTAGATCCAAAGAATTCGTATAAAGCAAAACTTGATACGAATAAGATAGAAAAAGTCAAAGAACAAAATAATGTCAAGGTCATAGTTTTATTAGAACATGAACTGACGCATGAATTCATTAAGAGCCTTTGTAGTTAAACGGTATACCGTCCGCTTATCAAGCGGGTATCATAAGTTCAATTATTGTCGAAGGCACCAAGAATATGGGGGATTGATGTAATGGGAGCCTGGGACCTTTGCAAGGTCTTCGTGAGAGTTCGATTCTCTCATCCTCCACCATACAGTCGGGTATCTCAAGAGGAAGTAGAGCCTCCCTCATAAGGAGGAATGTGCGATTTCAAGCATCGCCCCGACTACCATAATTAATGCTTTATTTTCAAAATAGTCGTACATTTAATAAATACATTTAGATGAGACCACACACATTATGTTACACCTAATAACACATTTCACTGACAAGTTTTTTAATTTTCTAGCTGAAGATCCAGTTAGACCTTCTATTCCTCACTTGGACCGTATTGGTGATAACAGAGATATTTTTGTTTTCAGAGGTGAAGACGAAACGGTCCGAGCGATTACTTGTGTGAGTTATAGAAGTGAGATTCCCAGTAGAGAGGGTGATTTATTCACTGAATGCACTAATCCTAGTATAGCAGTATTTTACACGATTTGGAGTTACAAACCGGGTGCAGGTAGACAGTTAATTTTTGATAGTGTAAAACATATAAAAGAAAGTAATCCAAACATTGAACGTTTTGTCACACTTAGCCCAAAGACTGAAATGGCACGTAGATTTCATCTAAAGAACGGTGCTACGATTTTTAAGGAAAATGACGAAACAGTAAACTATGAATATATTAGTTTATAAGTAATTTGCGGGGTAGGGAAGTAGTAACCCGTCAGGCTCATAACCTGAAGATCGTCGGTGCGAATCCGACCCCCGCTTAAAAGTTTGCCGGTTTAGCTCATTTGGTAGAGCGCCGCTCTTGTAAGGCGGATGTGGTCAGTTCGAATCCGACAATCGGCACCAAATAAAAAATAAGAAAGTTTCGGAGTGTAGCACAGCCTGGTAGTGCGCTGCGTTTGGGACGCAGAGGTCCAAGGTTCGAATCCTTGTACTCCGACCAAAGTGTTTTAACTAAAGGAAAATGATATGACTTGTAGAGGATATGATCCAAAGGCCGTTAAGATCGGCAAACCAATAAAGCTGGTGGCTGCCGCTATTCACAATCCGCATCTTCGTGGATCATTTATTCGGGGATATGTTACTATTGAAAAAGAAAATTCACGTTCACCTGGTGGAAAAGTAGACAAGAAGTAAGAGAATTATGCATCGTTAGCTCAGTCTGGTTAGAGCATCTGGTTTACATCCAGAGGGTCCGCGGTTCGAGTCCGTGACGATGTACCATACAATGCGGGATTAGTTTAATGGTCAAACGAAACCTTGCCAAGGTTTAGTCAGGAGTTCGATTCTCCTATCCCGCTCCAAAACAGTTTAACATTTAAAGGAAATATAATGCCACGTATCTCAAGCGAGAAAGCGGTAGAAGCAGTAGGTAATCGTTATAATCTAGTTCTCATTGCTTCAATTAGGGCCCGAGAATTGAAAAGAGGGTATCGTCCAAAGATAACTACCACAGAAGGTAATGGGCCAATCATTACTGCCCTAGCAGAAGTGCAAGCAGGGTTAATTGGTGTAGAATATCTTAAACGTGTGAAAAAATAATAATTAGACCCTTCGGGGTCTTTTTTTTGGCTATTTGATTCCAATAATCATAAATCGCGTATAACCCCACGTGTGATAGTCAATAGCAAGTGATCCGCTATATAGCAGAGTTGTCATTTGATATCTATTTTGTAACTCTTCTAGTGAAGTTACACTCTGTGAAATATGCCATTTATCGTTATCTAGGGGCATATTAGTGGATTGAAGACATACAATGCTTCCTGTAGGAATGTTGGTGTACCATGCAGTATCTTCAAATTGGTCTACACTACAATTAATATAAACGGTGTTACTATCATAGGTAAACGCAACAGTGCTAGCGTCAACTGTATGATTATAAACTTTTGGTGATTCGTATAGCCAAGTGTCGCATATTTTATTAGCGACGGCCGTGGCTTCACTATCAACATCATACGCATTGAACTCCGCATAGTAATTGGGCTTACGGACTATCATCATAAAGGCTAATGTGTTGTGCCAAGCACCGAGAATATTAACAGTCGGGGCAGTTACGCGGTTAGTTAGAATGTTTTCTAATTCCTCACACAACCATATCTTACTTTTCACAAGACCATGGGCAAACGATTGGTATGGCGTATTCATCTAAACGTACTACTTTCGTGTAGCGTAGTATCTAATAGAGTTGAAATAACATTTCCCCACTTAATGCTATGCGTGGTTGGTTTTAATTTTTTAAGTAAGGATATCTTTATCAATAATAAGTTCAAAGTAGCACTAGTTACATTTTCCCACCCATAGCTTCGTCTTCTAGGCTCTGTAATGCCTGGTTCTATCTGCCGATACATACGTTGCTTTAACAAGGCTACATCTTCCGATCCTATGTGGCTATCGATATGTAATGCTATCATTTTACAACTAGCTTCTAGGCTATGCCCGATCATGTTACCTATTCCCGGTATACCCTTATCCCGCATAAATCTTTCATAGCTAGAAAATTCCAACCTAAATGGCGACAATAGCTTTGCTTTTTTGTCTACTTGTACCCAAGGCCAATCACCACCAATCACCGGAAAATAACTACATTGCTCTATCAACCACAAGTGTGTGGCAACGTGAGGCTCTGTTATGTGATAGGGAGCCAGATAATCATAATATTTGCCGCTAGAGTAAAACTCACCCGCATCTAATTCTATTAATATCTGTTCAACATTATGATTTCTACAAAATTTTTCAGCATAATACAAATCGTGTGTATTGATTATCATATTATCAATTTTGATGATCATTGTAATAGCCTTAACCGGTATCTTTTTGCGTAAACAAGAAAGCAATACTAGCTCACTGTCTAGCCCGCCACTATACAGAACCTCTACAAACTTGGTTTGCCTAACAGCTAGGTGATCATAGAAGATGTCGGCAATATCGCGGCCCCTCTCAAAGTCTACATCTAATAATTCTGTGGTAAAATGATTGTTACTAGCGCCTAATTCTAGTGAACATTGTTTGAAATCCTGTAACCCTACATTCCATTGCATAGTGCTATTTAGTATGGGCTGAAAATTGGCATAAATTTTGGAAAAATACCGGATAAAAATCAGTTTTAAAGGTTGACAATAAATCAATTTGGGTATATAATACACTTATGAACTCGAAAATCACGCGCAAGCGTCGTTCTGACCGAAATCAAGTCATCTATTACATCACAAATGTAGAGACCGGTGACTCCTATATCGGTTTGACGGCGCTTAGTTTTGGCGGTTCTGTCAAGCGAACCCTGACACGCCGTATGCAAAAACACTTGCAACGTGCGATGACTGAGACAAAAAATTGGAGCCTGTGCTTGTCATTGCGCAAGCATGGTCCTGAAGCATTTGTATTTGGCCCGTTGTCAACTGTTCGCGGCAAGGCTCAAGCGCATCAACGCGAGCTAGAATTGATCCGTGAATATGATCCGCAGTTGAACACATTCAAATAGATCGGGAAAACAAAATGTTGCGTAAGATTACTATTTGTGTTATAATACTATTATTAATAATAGCTTTTCTGTGGGCGCAATCACCCGCTGAAGGGTTTGTAGAGAATGAACAACAAACTGAGGTATAAAAATGTTATTGAGTACAGTTAATATTGCGTTCGACCACAAGATCACCGGTGGCAGTGATTATCAATGGTCTTGCTACGGTGCCGATAGTAGGCATATGGATTACGAGTCCGAGTTTGCCGATTCAACTGTAGTGTTTGATGGTAAAACCCAAGAAATTTATGAAGCGGTTGTCTATCCTAAATCCGAAGATATGCCCGCGCCATATCGGTGGATAAATCCTGAGTACCTAGCTGCGTATAAGCGTGAGTGTCATAAGAAACAAGTTGATCCATACAAGGCGTGGGATGATGTTACATGGTTTGATTTGGAGTTGGAATCAGATTGGCTAGAAAAAGCCCAGGCTATTTTTAATAACTTGCCGTTTGATAGGCGTATTCAAGTTCCGCTTGATTTGGAAGATGATTTGGTACTACAGTTGGCACTAGAGGCACACAAGCGAGATGTTACGCTAAACAAAATGGTAGAAATTATTCTAAAAAATATTATAGATCAGAAAGAGGGTGAGTGATGAGTAAGAAGTCAGAATGGGTTTTGGTAGAAGCAGTATCAATGTTTCGTATGCGGTACATGGTTGAGGTGCCAATTGGTAAGACAGAATGGGCCCTTGACACTGTTACTATGAACGAAGCTGGTGAATTTTCACAAGAACACATGGGTGAGACCATTGTTAGCCATCGTGTTGTTGATAAAAAACAAGCACTGGCGCTATGTGATAGTGATAATAAGTATGCATCAACATGGAGCAAGGAAGCTAAGATTAAGACTTTCTTCACCACAGCCGATCCAGCTGAACTAGCAGAAGAATAGTATGGAAAATCTTGTTAAATTCAGTGATGAGGATTGGGAAAAGTTCTCAGTATGGCTTACCGGGATGCTGTCTATCTCTGAGGTAACCGTAACTTTCACTAAGAAAGATATGACTACCCGGGTAATGCGGTGTACCCTGCAGCCCAATTTGATTCCAAAACTACCAGTAACGGAAGATAAGCCTATCCGCAAAAAGTCAGAAACTAGCATAGCAGTGTATGATTTAGAAGCGGCGGCGTGGCGTAGTTTTATTACACGATCAGTAACTGCAATTTCAATCACTATTTGACAATAAATACAGGTTGTGCTATACTGTATTAAGTTGTTAATCAATTTGGGATTTAATATGAGTAAGCAAGTGTTGTCGTTCAAAGTTCCCCAGATTAAGTCTCGGGTACATTATATTTTGTTTGCTGAAGATTCTCCCTTCAAACCCAAATCAGTAAAGCGTAAAGATTCCTACCAACGTAGGCCCAAGCACAAAAACGCATCTGAAAATACTGGTTGACAGTAAATCAGTTTGGGTATATAATAGAGTCTTAATCAGTTAACTAAAGGAATTTTTATGACTGACATTTCTGAAATCAACCGTGCTATTCTTTCTGGTAACTTTACTAATGACCAACTGATTAGCATCGGTGATGCCATCAAGTTTGCTCGTGGTCAAATCGCACAGAAAAACAAGTACACCCTGACAGTGGGCACTAAGGTTCAATTCACTAGCACCCGCACCGGACAAACGGTAATGGGTAATGTTGAAAAGGTAAATCGTAAGTTCATCATTGTCAGATCAGGGATGACTAATTGGCGTGTCCCTGCCTCAATGTTGCAAGCATCTTAACAATGGCGTTCCATCTTGAAGGGCCTTGGCTTAACACTACGGGCAAGAAAAAAGGTAAGGTAAAATTCGCCAGCGCGGAAGCCAAGCGCCAGCATATTGCATTAGAAGAGGAATGGCAGAAAAAGAATGTTGAATGGGCCAAACTCAGCAAGCCGGTAAAGCAGGTTAAAGCTAAACCAGCCGCAGTTACTGCTAGCAATACCCCCGCCCCGCATAAAAGTCTTAATTTATGGGTTACTGGACCTGTTAGCAGCAAGCCCCCTCAGTATTACACAGGGACAAAAATGCGAGGAATTTCTACACTTCATAAGTCTAATGCAGTTCCGGTCTTTTCCGATGAGGAAATTATCGACATAGCTACCATGCGCCGAGGTTGACAATACCATAATTCACCCTTGAGGCATAAGTATAAGTATGATAGCAAAAGAAATTATAAACGAATCTGGACTTAGCAGAGTCTATCGATCTACCCAAAAGCACGATTACGGCACCATCACCGCGTTCCGTTATGCGCCAGAGTGCGGCACTGGTGAACCCTACACATATCAGCAAAATCAACAGCGAAACAAAAGCCTCTTAGCTAAACTAAGGTCTGCTGGATATGGTGTCACCGCTATCAAGGGCAGTTATATCGAAAACTACGGTTCACAAGATGCCCGCGAGGTTGGAGAGAACAGTTTCCTAGTGATAGACCTACAGGACAAGGGCAGTCTAAAGCAGGCACTCCTAGCACTAGGTGAAGAGTTCGAACAAGACTCTATCATCTATGGGGCAGCAGGCGCTGTAGGTGCCTTGATTGGCACCAATCACTGCCCAGAGGGATATCCAGGCTACCACAATGAGGTACCACAGGGCGGCGCGCTATTTGGCAAGTCTGGTGAGTTTATGAGCAGGGTTAAGGGTCGTCCATTCGTGTTTGCCGAGTCAGCCGAGATTATGGAGTATGGAGTGGCCAGATATCCTTCTGAGCTACGAGGACCACGTACCATTGGCACCAAGCCCTGGCAAGACCTAGAAATTTGACAGTAGTAGAATACGCCGAGGTTGACAATAAATGGCACCTGTGCTATAATATCTTTATACAGTTAGATAAAGGACTCGAAATGCGTACAAAAACACTTGCTCACGGTTTGAAGAATTCTCAAAAAGTTCGGGTGATTTTTAAAGGCGATGGTAGTGAAAACGACATCGGCATGTATCTTACTGTCAAGCAAATGTCGGAGCAATTTGCTACTGTCAACGCCCGCACGTTGGCGTGGGATGCATTGATGGAACTTGTTCGCAAGCGTTTTCTTGCCCCTACTTTCAAGGAATCTGTCCCAACTGGGCTAGGTACTACAATCCGTGGCAAACAAATTCAAATTGATTTGATGTAAACGGTTGACAATAAATCGGTTTGGGTGTATAATACATCTATAGACAGTTAGATAACGGAGCACGAAATGACCAAGACTGAACAAATGATTCTCTCTGAAATTACAAATCGCGGTTTCTTCAATATTGAAACCTGCTATGGACGAGGCGCAGGTGGAGGTTATGGTATCCGTGCTCGCAATGCTATGTTCAAGTTGGAAAAGATTGGTCTGATCAAGATCACCAATCGTGAATCTTGGCAAGATTGCAATCGTGGTAACAGTCGAGGTGGTACAATTTTCCACGTGGAATTGACAAAAAACGCTTGACATTAAATGGATTTGGGTGTATAATACATCTATAGACAGTTAGATAACGGAGCACGAAATGTCTTTTGAAAAGAAAATCTACGATCTGATCGAACAAGTTATCCCGAGCACGGACGCAGAATTTAGCTTTGGGTCACTGTATGTTTTTGATCTTAGTGATGCTCAGGCCAATCTCCTGCTTACCAAACTGCGCGATTTCGTGTTGTGTGGCGTGCAGATGAGCGGACGCTTCGGCAACGAAATCGCATACGATTTTACTTGACATTAAATGGATTTGGGTGTATAATACATCTATAGACAGTTAGATAACGGAGCACGAAATGGCATACATCAATCAAGCAAGCAAGCAATCTTTGGCCCCCAAGATCAAGGCGATCTGTAAGAAATATGGTGTCAAGGCTACTCTTGCGATCCGCAATCATTCTACCCTGGTGTTGAATGTAAAATCAGGTGCTATCGATTTCATCGGTAACGGTAACGATACTTGCAGCAAGGATCCTTATCAAGCCGGTCGAGGGTTCGCGCCCAACACTTCGGGGTATGAACAGGTTAACCCCTATCACTATGGTAGTCACTACTCGGGCAAGGCCAAACAGTTCCTCACTGAGGCATTCGCAGTAATGAACACTGGAAATCACGACCACAGTGATATCCAAACGGATTACTTTAATGTGGGCTGGTATGTTGATGTCAACATCGGCAAGTGGAATCAACCCTATCAATTGGCGTGAAAAATATGTTTACTAAGTTTAAAGATTGGTTCGTTGGTAAGGGTCCGCTGTTTTGGCAAACAATCGGCTGGATCTTTCTGTGTGGTGTGGTTGGTAGTGTTTTTATTAAAGGAAATTAAAATGAACACTTATTGGGTTATGGTAAAGTTCAAGGATGAACCGGGCGCTGGTTTTGATCGTGCGTACATTCAGGCAGGTAATCCGTTCGCCGCGATTGCTATGGCAAAGGCAATGTATGGTCGCTTGCTGATGTCCGAATCAGCAAATCCAATGTGAATCTGACAACACAAACGGTTGACAATAATCTCCGAATGTGTTATCATTATGACTGTGCTGATGGCAGCACAGTTTTTATAAACTTAGCTACTATTTAAGGAAACAAAATGGCTAATCAAACGTTCAAAGTTGCAGGTATTACAGTAACGGCTAATCAAACGTTCAAAGTTGCAGGTATTACGGTTCACGGTGATGTTACTAAGGTCCGTTTTACGGATGACATGGTTCGTCGCATCAAGCAATTCACTAAGGGCAATGCTACTAGGTGTGACTTTGTTGAGTTGCCTAGTGAGATGACCAAGATTGAAGCTCTAAAGTATCTTCAATCTCACGCTGACTTCCAATCAGTGTACGATCAAGCTACCCTGGCTGATGCGTTGGAAGATCGTCGCAAGGATGCTGGTAAAGGTACTGTGAAGGTTAAGACCCCTAAGGGCAAAGTGGCACCTAGTATTGCTAGTATCAAAGCCCGTGCCAAGAAGATCGTGCCTGAAGTTGAAGCTGTTCAGGTTCCGGAAGTGCCCGAAGGCTGGTCTCAGGTTACCGTATAATATTTGATGTGGCACTCTAGCTTAAATAATATAACCGCACGCCGGCTCTTTAATCCGGCCAATAAGAATGATCTTATTGAGTTGAAATATTTCACGCAGCATACTAAATGGCAGACTGGATGTCCGTTCTATTTAGAGCATCCTTGGGAAAATATCCCCGTGATGTGTAAGGATAAGTATGTTATGTATATGTTATCTAAGATGAAAGCCCCTTGAGGGGCTTTTTTTTGTTTTTAAGTGCAGCGGGCCTTGCTAATTAAAATGTAATTGAACCGGTGCCAGTAAACTTATACACACGGTACCCACCAGCTACGGTAATGGTTGGTGAACCTGTGGTTGCTGTAGCTGCGGGGAATGTGTCTGCATATCTAATAATTACGATGCCGGAGCCTCCGGTGCCCGGGTTAAGGCTGTCCAGCATCGTCGCCGCCGCCGCCGTAGTACCCGCCGCCGCCACCCGCACCGCCAGCAACAACCAGATATTCAACCGTAGGCGTAGAAGGAGCTTTCCTAGTTAAGAATGCATTGACTGCTGCAAACATTAGACCACTACCTGCTCTGATACAAACACTGTCCAAGTTTGTGTTTCTTCGTTCCAAAAGTAGGGCATATTATCAGTAGGGTATGGTACTGGGGGATTCCATTGGCAAGTATCGCCAAGTGTCCAACTAGGGAACGGTTGCGGTGGAATAAAAACATCACGGATAGGATCATATGTAAACCCAACCCCCGCATAGTTTTTCCGAATGTTTCCGTTGTAGCTGGTTTGTTTCCAGTTACCGCCCAACAAGTTGGTGCAGAACGCTTGCCCTAACGCTTCTTGCTCTACTCCAGTACTATCTAACATTTCATTATTATGTACTACGATTACTCGTAGTACAATATTGTTCTCATCAATTTCAGCAAAATGTGACATATTCTTCCTTCATTTAAAATGTAAAGGTTCCAGAGCCAGTGTATTTGTAGATACGATAGCCGCCAGTTACTGTAATTGTGGGTGAACCAGTCGTAGAAGTTGCCGCAGCAAAAGTATCAGGATACCGAATAATGGTGACGCCTGATCCCCCATTACCGCCCGGCGACCCAGAGCTCGCGCCGCCGCCGCCGCCGCCAGTATTTGCCGTTCCAGATGTACCAGCAACCCCCGCAGCGCCGCAAGCGCCCCCACCGCCAAGACCGCCAGAACTAAGCCCTCCGCCAGTATTTGGCCTACCACCGCCACCACCACCGTAGTATGTAGCGGTACCAGTTATGCTACTTAATAGTCCTGTGCCACCGTTGCCGCCATTTAAAGATAGCGTATCTTGACCAATTACGGTTATACCACCGCCACCGCCAGCCCCTGTGCCAGACCCACTATTACCGCCGCGTTGTCCTTGAGCACTGCCACTGCCACCGCTGCCGCCGCCGTTCGCAGAACCGCCACCGCCACAACCACCAGCAAGCCCAGGAGCACCGGGCCCGGCGCCCCCGCCACCGCCACCGCCTAAGACGGCTACAGAAGGAATGGCATTATAATTACCTGATGACTGTCCATATCCCCCCGTATTACCTGCACCGCCACCACCTACAGTAATGGTAAGGGAAACCCCTTTTGTTATTACATACCCTGTCGCGGTTAGCCCGCCACCCGCACCGCCACCACCACCGTAGTATGATCCGCCAGCGCCGCCGCCAGCAATAGCTAGGTACTCAAGCGTGGGGACACTGACAGATTGTTTTGTCAGGAACTGATTGATCGCCGCGAACATTATGCGAACGCCTGGGCTGCGTTACCGTACCAGACGCCACCAACAAACACAAAGCTAATTATATCCACAGCACTTGCTGTCGCTGTAATCGTCGGTGCGACACCTCCTGGCCATTTAACCCCAGTAAAGGCAGCTGTAGTC